TGTTCCCCAAGAAGCTATTGGTGAGCAATATCGCAAAGGCTTGATGGGTCGTGATTCTGCTGGTATGAACTGGAAGATGGATCAGAACGTGGTCAATCAAACTTACGGCAATTTTGCTGGAACGGCTACTTGCAATGTAACCACAGCTACTGGTTTCTTAACTAGCGGTTGGGCTTCCAATGCAAATATCACCTTGACCTTGACCAACACAGTTAGCCTGAACCAAGGCGATACTTTCACTATTGCTGGTGTGTATGGTGTAAACCCACAAAATCGTCAGTCTTATGGCAAATTGCGTAATTTCGTAGTTAATACTGCCGTAAGCGGAACTGGTGGAACGATTACTGTCAATGTATCTCCTGCTCCTATTTCTGCTGGTCAATTCCAAAACATCAGCGTAACTAGCTCAGGCGCACAAGCAGTAACCTTCTTTAACTCTACTGGTGTAACTAGCCCACAAAACATCATCATGCATCGCAATGCGTTTACTCTCGCAGTAGCGGATCTTGAGTTGCCTGAAGGTGTTCATTTTGCTGGTCGTGCAAGTGATAAGGAAATTGGTCTGTCAATGCGTGTGGTTCGTCAATACACCATTAACAACGATTCGATTCCAACTCGTCTAGATGTTCTGTATGGTTGGGCCCCACTCTATCCTGAGTTGGCTTGCCGTATCGCATCTTAATTTTTTGACAAAGAAAGGAACTTATCATGGCAAATCCAGGCCCAGCTTCAACTATTAGCCCAGTCTATCTATTCAACGGCAATGCTGCTGATGGTGTAGCACTAGGTATTGCTGGCGGTAAAATCGGCTTTTATGGCGAAACCCCAGTAGTTCAAGCATCTGCAATTACCACTTTGGCTACAACTCCAACTACTGCTGAAACAGTAGCTGCTGTTAATGCCTTGATTACTGCATTGAAAAATGTAGGAATTACTGCTTAAAAATGTAGTAAATAACAAAGCTCACCTCCAAAAGGGGTGGGCTTTTTCTTTTGTGAAGGGAAGAAATGAAACACATCATGATTGCTATTCCTGCCTATACTGGCACAGTCCATATGGGAACAATGCGCTGTCTTTTTACAGATTTGATCGCATTAATTAAAAGAGGCGATAAATTTACCCTAGTTGATGACATCGGAAACGCTTTAATTGCCGATTGTAGGGGTGTAATTGCTACCAATTTTTACAATTCTGAGTGTGATGAGCTTGTATTTATTGATTCTGATGTTGCATGGCAAGAAGGCGCTTTGCTCAAATTAATAGACCATCCTGTTGATTTAGTCGCAGGAATCTATCCCACAAGAGCTGAACCCATTAGATATAACATCCGCTATCTTGATAAGCCTGAGCTTTGGGCAGATCCTGAAACTGGATTATTGGAAGTTAAATGTGTTCCGACAGGATTTATGAAGATTAGTAGGAATTGCATAGCCAAAATGATTGAGGCTTACCCAAATACCAGTTTTCACCATGAATCCAAGACTAAAGAGTTTTATCCATTATTTGACTATATATTTGACGAGGAGCTGAAATACAAGTGGGGAGAGGATTATTCCTTTTGTATTCGTTGGCGAGATATAGGTGGTCAAGTATGGGTAGATCCTGAAATTGAAATGGGTCATATTGGGCTAAAAGTATTTCAAGGACACCTAGGAAATTATTTGCGAAATAGGTAATATGGAGTAAACTTTAGTAGCCTTTAACCCCCACAAAAAGGAGCAAAAATGACTTCAAATACTAAAGCCGTAGGTGTAGCTTACGCAGATCCCAAATTAGATATGATTACTCTAGCAACTGGTTCAGTTGAAATCCTATCTTTAGACATCGCAATTACAGACAATGTAACCACTACTACAGCTCCTGCTAATAGCCTAGCCGTTACTAGTAATGCTACTGGAACTGGAAAACTATGGATGTCTGATGGCACTAAATGGCAACAGCTCGCTGCTATCTAAGGACAAATCATGTCTAATACTATCGTTTTACGATTACAAGCTCAGACAACAGCTTTATCAGTAGGCGCAACTGCAATTTCTCCTGTTACTGTTAGTTCAGTAGGCAATAACCAAGTCAATTACGCAGCATTTTTAAATACTGGCGCTAATTCTGTAGCCATTGAGATTTCACCAACAGGAGTTACTGCTACTACAGCAACCATTCCTGTTGCTGGAACTGCTGGCTCTTTCGTATTGCCTCCTTTAATGACACAGCCTGTTGTTTTAGCTACTCCAGCTAACAATTTCCAAGTTTCTGCTATTGGTTCTGCTTCAGGCCCTGCTCTTGTATATGTAACACCAGTAGGGAATCAGTCTTAAAAATTAAAGGGATGCTTTATGGCTAATCCATCAGATTCAACTGTTCAGAATCTATTGCCTGTTCAGGCTTATTTTGATGTTCAAGGTAATTTTCAAACTTTTATTGGTCAGGGTAAGCCTTTTTACGCAACGATTAGCCCAAACCAATCAGGCTTAAATATTACCAATAGCACCATTAATAGCACTACTATTGGTGTAACAAGTCCTGCTGTTGCTTATTTCACTTCAGCTTATGTTTCAGTTGCTCCCACAACTGCAACAGGAGTAGCAAACAAACAATATGTTGATTATTACGCTGCTGGATTGAGTTGGAAGCAACCAGTAAAAGCTGCATCATTATCAAATATTGCATCTTTGTCAGGTTTTCAGACGATTGATACAGTTCCTTTAACGGATGGAGATCGAATTTTAGTTAAAGATCAAAGTCTATCTAAAGATAATGGTATTTATGTAGTTCGATCAGGAGCATGGGAATACGCAGTAGGAGCTGATGATTGGCAAGAATATGTTGGAGCTATTGTATTTGTAGAAGAAGGCTCTCAAGCGTATTCTGCATGGTATAGCTTGGCTCAAGAAGGTGGAACTCTTGGAGTTACATCCTTAAATTGGGCTAACTTTAGCGTATCTTCTACATATAGCGCAGGAACTGGATTAACTTTAAATGCTGGTGTATTTAGCATCACTAATACTGGTGTTATTAATGCAACTTATGGTTCTGCAAGCAAGACTGTAACCTTAGCAATTAACGCTCAAGGTCAAGCAACTTCAGCTAGTCAGCAAGATATAGCGATTGTAGCTACCCAAATTACTAGCGGAACGATTGATTCTGCAAGACTTAGCGGTTCTTATAGCGGAATTACTGGTCTTGGAACACTTACAAATTTAACTGTAACTAATCCAATTAGCGGATCTGTTACAGGAAGTTCTGCAATCACTACAAATTTATTGGGTGGCGCTACAGGTTCTTTACCTTATCAAACTGCAACCAATACAACTGGTTTCTTAGTTGCCTCTACAGATGGATACATTCTTTCCTTAGTTTCAGGAGTTCCTGCATGGATTCCTAATACTGTTGGAACTGTTACGGCAGTTACAGCTTCAGCTCCCCTAGCTTCAAGTGGTGGATCAGCACCTAATATCACCATTACTCAAGCTGGAACGGCATCAAACGGCTATTTAAGCTCAACGGATTGGAATACTTTTAATAATAAAGCCAACTCAGGAGCTAATAGCGATATTACTTCCATGACAGGAATCACAGGAGGAATTTCTACTGTTGATTACATCGGTTTTGACACAGGATACGCAACCACTTTAACTGCTGGACAGCTAGGTTGGGATGGTAACAATACCCTTGGCTTAGGAATGTCAGGCGGTAATATTGTTCAACAGATTGGCTTACAAACTTTTATTTACGGAAAAGCTAGTTCTGCCATTACCAAAGGTCAGTTGATTAAAAAAACAGGAGCTAATGGTTCATCAGGTGTAATTACCTTTGCTCCAACTACTGCAAACATGACAGATTCAGGAGCAATTATTGGTATTGCTGCTGAAAACATTTCTTTAAATGGATTTGGTTATATTTTATCCACAGGCAATTTAAGGGGTTTTGATACTACAGGATCAAGCTCAGGTGAAACATGGGCAGATGGGGATACCTTGTATTACAGTCCATCAGGCAATGGTTTAATGACCAAAACAAAGCCTTCTGCTCCAAATATTAAAACCGAAGTAGCCATTGTTACAAACGCTAGTTCAGGTGGATCAGGATCAGTAGTGGTTGAAATTATTCATGGTTCTGTATTGGGTGGAACAGATTCAAATGTTCAAATTACAAGCCCTACTGGTGGTCAAATATTAAGCTATGACCAAACAAACGGTTTTTGGTCAAACATTAATTTGACAGCAGGAACAGGAATAAGCATTACTCCTACTACTGGTGGAGCAATTACCATAGCTAATACTGTAACTGGTGGGATTACCATTACAGACGATACAACCACTAACGCAACTCGTTATTTAACCTTTACAAGCGCTACAAGCGGAACAATTACTGGTGAAAATGTAAGCTCTACAAAGCTCCAATTTAATCCATCAACAGGCGCTTTAACGGCAACTAGCTTAACCCCAACAAACGCTCTTACAGTAGATTATGGTGGAACTGGTGCAACAACCCTTACTGGTGTATTAAAAGGAAATGGAACATCAGCATTTACAGCAGCAACTGCTGGAACTGATTTTGTAGCGCCAGGAACTGCAACCACATTTACTGCGTTACAAACTTTTGCTGGCACTTCATCAAATGCTGATTTAAAGACTTCAAATATTATTGAAACTGCAACAATTTCAGCAACGGCTGCAACTGGCACAATCAACTATGACATTACAACGCAATCTGTGTTGTATTACACCAGTAACGCTAGTGGTAACTTTACAGTTAATTTTAGGGGTTCTAGCGGAACTTCTTTAAATACTTTAATGGCAACTGGTGAGTCAATATCAGTTACTTTTTTAGTAACTAATGGATCAACTGCTTATTACAATTCAGCAGTTCAAGTTGATGGAAATTCTGTAACTCCTAAATGGCAAGGAGGAACTGCTCCAACAAGCGGAAATGCTAGTTCAATAGATTCTTATACCTATGTCATTTTTAAAACAGGAAGTGCAGCATTTACAATTCTTGCAAGCCAAACTAAATTTGCATAAGGTTATAAATGCCACGCTTATCTAAAATTGGTGCAGCAGCACTAGCAGCGTTCGGATGGACAGGACTACAGACTGTTACTGCTGATTATCTTGTTGTCGCTGGTGGCGGTGCTGGTGGTGGTAACTATGCTGGCGGTGGCGGTGGCGCTGGCGGCTTATTGACAGGAACGCTGTCTATTGACCCTACAATTTCGTATGTAGTTACAGTTGGTGCTGGTGGCACAGGCTCATCTGGCGATGGAACTAATGGTGGCAATTCTGTTTTTTCATCTGTTACGGCAACTGGTGGCGGTAAAGGTGGTTCTACTGGATACACAAATACTGGAACTGCTGGAGGTTCTGGCGGTGGTGGTTCTGGTGATACATCTGCACCGAGTGGTGGTGCTGGCACTAGCGGACAAGGTAACAATGGCGGTGCTGGTGCTTATCCAGCCACAAACCGACATTTAGGCGGTGGCGGTGGCGGTGCTGGTGCGGCTGGCGGTGCTGCTGGTGGAACAGTTACAGGTAATGGCGGCAATGGAACTTCATCAAGTATTACAGGTTCATCAGTAACTTATGCTGGTGGCGGCTCTGGGGGTGGTTTTGCAAACACAAACTACGGAGCAACTGCGGCTGGAACGCCAGGAACTGGCGGTGGCGGTCAAGGATACTTAAATCAAAATGGTGGAAACGCAACTGTAAATACTGGTGGTGGTGGAGGAGGAACTGGAACACCAAGCACATCTGGTGGATATATCGGTGGCAACGGCGGCTCAGGCATCGTTATTATTGCTTACACATCTGCAACTCAATTATTCGGTGGCGGAACTGTTACCCAATCAGGCGGTAAATATATCCATACCTTTACTTCATCAGGCACATTAAGCACATTGTCATCATTGACAGCAAGCTATTTAATCGTAGCTGGTGGTGG